GCCGGACTCGGCGTGCGACGGCTTCAACGTGTCGGGCTCGACCGTCTCGGTGGCGGCGCTCACGGGCGCCCTGCGGGGCCGCTCGCACGCCCTGGCCGACGGGCGGGTGATCCGGCCCGAGCTCGTGCTCCTGGACGACCCGCAGACGCGGGAATCGGCCTCCTCGGCGACCCAGAACGAGACGCGCAGTGCCATCATCCACGGCGACGTCCTGGGCATGGGCGGGCCCGACCAGAAGATCACGGCGATCATGCCGTGCACGGTGATCCGGCGGGGCGACCTCGCCGACCGGATGCTCGACCGCAAGGTCTCGCCCAAATGGAAGGGCATCAAGTGCCGGATCCTCGTCAGCTTCCCCGCCGACCTCGAGCTCTGGGCCAAATACAAGGAGATCCGCGACGAGGACCTGCGGAACGACGGCACCGGGGCCGCGGCGACCGAGCTCTACAGGCGGAACCGGGCGGCGATGGACCTGGGCGGCCTGGCGGCCTGGGAGGCGCGACACAACGCCGACGAGATATCAGCAATTCAGCATGCGATGAACCTCAAATGCGACAACGAGGCGGCTTTTTATGCCGAATATATGAACGATCCCCTGCCCGAGGAGGAGTCGGGGGTCGAGGACCTGACCGCGGAGGCGATCGCGGGCAAGGTCAACCACATGGGGCGGGGCGAGGTGCCGGTCTCGTGCACCAAGGTCACGGCGTTCGTCGACGTCCACGCGGCCGTGCTCTACTACGCGGTCTGCGCCTGGGAGGACAATTTCACGGGATATGTCATCGATTATGGCACATATCCCGACCAGAAAGAGGCTTATTTCACGCTCGCGGACGCCCGCAGGACGCTGGCGACGGCGGTCCAGGCGACGAGCCTGGAGGGGCAGCTCTACGGCGGGCTCCAGGCGCTCGCCGGGCAACTCCTGGCGCGCGAGTGGGCCCCGGGCATGAAGGTCGACCGCTGCCTGGTCGACGCCGGCTGGGGCGAGTCGACCGATCTGATCTACAAATCCTGCCACGAGTCGCCGTATTCGCGCGTCCTGACGCCCTCGCACGGCCGCTACATCGGGGCCAGCTCGGTGCCGATGCGGGAGAAGAAGCGGAATCCCGGCGACCGGGTGGGCCTGAACTGGCGGGTCGACAAGCTCGACCTCAAGCAGCGGCGCCAGGTGCGGCACGTCTGGTTCGACGCCAATTTCTGGAAGTCGTGCACCAGGAGCCGGCTGGCGACCGCCATGGGCGACCCGGGCTGCCTGTCGCTCTTCGGCGGCGGCCCCGGCGAGCACCGGCTCTACGCCGAGCACCTCACGTCCGAGCGCGGGGTGGCCACGACGGCCCAGGGCAGGACGGTGGACGAGTGGCGGTTCCGGGGCGGCTCGCGCGAGAACCACTTCTGGGACTGCACCGTGGGGTGCCTGGTCGCCGCCAGCATGGAGGGCGTGGCCATGGCCGAGACGCGGAAGGTCGAGCGCAGGCCGAACGTGCGCCGCAAGACGTTCGGGGAGGCCTTCGCGGAGAACAGGAGCAAACAAAATGCCCGATGAGATCATCATCAGCGACAGCGAGACGATCCTGGCGAACCTGGAGGAGGTCGCCAGCGGCCCCGAGCAGGTGACGACCGACGCGGGCAGCGTGCGGCAGCACTCGCTGGCCGACCTGATCGCGGCCCACAAGTATTCCCGGGCGATCGGCGCGACGGCGGGCAGGAACCCGGCCCTGGCCCTGCGATTCGCGCGGCTGGTCCCCGGCGGCACCGTGCAGCGGGACCGTTACCCTTGCCGGTGATTTTGGACCATCGCGGCCGGCCCTTCCGCCGCGAGGCGGGGCGGGGCGAGGTGCGGGCGCGGTACGACGCCGCCCAGTATTCGGGGGAGACGTTCCAGCACTGGCGGGAGTCGGACAACCTCTCCGCACGCGCGGCCAACTCGCCCGAGGTCAGGCAGAGGCTGCGCGACCGCTGCCGCTACGAGGTGGCCAACAACTCCTGGGCCGGCGGCGTGGCCGACGCCCTGGCCGACTTCATGGTCGGGGACGGGCCGAAATTGCAGGTCCTGACCGCGGATCGCGCGTTCAACGCGCGGGTCGAGCGCGAATTCCGCCAGTGGGCCGAGGCGGTGGACCTGGCCCAGAAGATGTGGCTGCTGCGGCGGGTGCGTGCCGTCGACGGCGAGGGCTTCCTCTTCCTCGAGGACGACCCCGACCTGGGCCCGATCACGCTCGACCCGCGGGAGTACGAGGCCGAGCAGGTGGCCACGCCCTACGCCTACCCGATCGACCCCCTCCAGGTCGACGGCATCGAGCTCAACGACCGCCGCAAGCCGGCCTATTACCACCTTTTATATGAGCATCCCGGCGATTTATTCAACTATCGGGGGCTGTTCAAGTTCGAGCGGGTGCCGGCGCGGCTCGTCGTCCACTGGTTCCGCGCCACCCGCGCCGGCCAGTACCGGGGCGTGCCCGAGTTCACGCCCAGCCTGGGGCTGTTCGCCGACCTCAGGCGGTATCGCCAGGCGACGATCGCGGCGGCCGAGACGGCGGCCGACTTCGCGGCCATGCTGTACACGGACATGCCGCCGGACCCGAGCACGGAGGACCCCGACAACCCCGGCGCCGTCCCCCAGGTGGGCCAGACGCTGCCGATCGACCGCCGCGTCATGACGACCCTGCCGGCCGGCTGGAAGGTCGAGCAGCTGCGGGCCGAGCAGCCGACCACCGGGCACCCCGACTTCGTGCGGACGTGCCTCACCGAGCTGGCCACGGGGCACTCGACCACCTACGAGGTCGCCTCGGGCGACTACTCGAACGTCAATTACTCCTCGGGCCGGCTCGGGCTCCAGCGGTTCAACCGCGCCATCCTGATCGACCGCTGCCGCATGGAGCGGACCTGCCTCAATCCGATCCTGCGGGCGTGGCTGGCCGAGGCGGCGGCGATCGGGCTGATCCCCGCGACGACGACCCGCTCCGAGGGCTGGGTCCACCTCTGGCTCTGGCCGGCCACCGAGATGGTCGACCCCTACAAGGAGTCGAGGGCCGAGCAGGTGGACCTCGAGAACTACGGCACGACGCTGCACGAGATGTGCGCCAGGGACGGCGTGGACTACGACGCCAGGCTGGCCCAGATCAAGCAGGAGGTCGAGGACTTCGCCGCCATCGGCCAGCCCTCGCCTTTCGGCAAGCCGCAGCCCGCGGCCATGCCCCAGGGACCGGACCAGGAAGAAGGAGACATGACCGATGAGCAGACGAGCAATCAAGGCCAGGGCCGAAACGGCCGCGCCGCGGCAAGTTTCCTTCGTCGCAACGGTCGCCCTTGACCTCGAGGCCAAGGACGCCGGGGGCGCCGCCCGGCGGCCCACGTTCGCCGTCAAGGCGTACACCGGGGCGGTCATGCAGGTGGCCGGGTTCTACAGCCCGGTGATCGTCGAGCTGACGGGGCTGAGGGCGGCGCGCGAGCGGCTGCCGATCCTCCTCGACCACGACACGGCCAGGATCCTGGGCCAGACGGACTCGATGACGATCGACGCCTCGGGCGTGGACATCACGGGCTCGATCACCGGCGAGGACGAGGTCGCCGCCTCGGTCATCACCCACGCCAGGAATGGCTTCCAGTGGCAGGCGTCGATCGGCGCCAGCATCGTCAGGCAGGAATTCCTCAAGGCCGGCGAGAAGGCGGTCGTCAACGGCCGCGAGGTCTCCGGGCCGCTGCTCATCGCCCGCGAGTCGAGACTCTTCGAGACCAGCTTCGTCGCGATCGGGGCCGATCCCCAGACGACCGCCAGCGTGGCGGCGTCCTCTTCCCTTGGCTCTTTCCCGAAAGGGGAAACCACAATGCTCGATACGTGGCTCGAGGCCAAGGGGTTCGACCCGACGGCCCTCAGCGACACCCAGCGGACCTTCTTCCAGAAGATCCACGACGAGGAGATCAAGGCCTCGTCCCCGCCATCCACGCCGCCCAAGACGCCCGAGTCCCTGGAGTCGATCGCCACCAGGCACGAGGCCGAGATCGACCGCCAGAACAGGATCCTGGCGCACCTCGACATGGTGATGGCCGAGCGGCCCGAGCTGATCGCCGAGCTCAAGAAGCTCGGCAACATCGCCATCGAGAACAGGTCCACCTTCCAGGAGGTCGAGGTCCAGTGCATGCGCCTCGAGCGGCGGCGCGGGCCCGGCGCGACCCTGGTGCGGGGGGGCCGCAAGGTCGCGCAGAAGATCATCGAGGCCACCGTCTCCCGCTCGTGCGGGCTGCGGGACATCGAGAAGTCGTACGACCAGGACACCCTGAACGCCTCGGACGACCAGTTCCCCCACGGGATCGGCCTCCGCGACCTGCTGCTCCTGGCCGCCCGCGAGAACGGCTTCAGCGGGTTCTTCAGCGGCGATCCCCGCGCGCTGCTGGAGGCGGCCTTCCCGCCCCGCGGGCAGCGCGAGATCCGGGCCGAGGGCATCAGCACGCTCTCCCTGCCCGGCATCATGTCCAACGTCGCCAACAAGTTCCTGCTCCAGGGCTTCAACGCCGTGGAGTCGTCCTGGCGGGACGTCGCCGCGTTCGGCAACGCACGCGACTTCAAGACGTTCTACTCCTATAACTTCTTGATGGATTCGATGTTCGAGAAGGTCGGCCCGGCCGGCGAGCTCGAGCACGCGACCGCGAGCGAGCTTGCGTACCAGAACAAGGTCGACACGTACGGCAAGATGTTCGCCGTCACCCGGCAGGACATCATCAACGACGACCTGGGGGCGCTCTCGCAGATCCCCATGCGGCTGGGCCGCGGGGCCGCGATCGGGCTCAACAAGACGTTCTGGACCGAGTTCCTGGCCAACCTGAACACCTTCTACACGTCGGCCCACGGCAACGTGTCGACGGGGGCCGGCTCGGCGCTCTCCTCGGACGGCCTCAACGCCGCCAACCTCAAGTTCCTCAAGCAGACCGACCCCAACGGCGACCCCCTGGGCGTCGACCCGCGGCTCCTCCTGGTGCCTCCCGAGCTGGAGATCACGGCCAACGAGCTGATGACCTCGCTGATCATCAACACCGGCGGGGCGTCGACCCAGACCAAGGTGCCCAACCGCAACGTCTGGGCCAACAAGTACCGCACGGTCATGTCCCGGTATCTCTCCGACACGACCATCACCGGCAGCTCGACGACTGCCTGGTTCCTGATCGCCGACCCCGCCGACCTGCCCCTCATCCAGATCGCCTTCCTCAACGGCCGGCAGGAACCGATCGTCGAGAGCGCGGACGCCGAGTTCAACACGCTGGGGATACAGTTCAGGGGCTACTACGACCTCGGCGTGAAGAAGTTCGAGTACCGGGCCGCGGTACGTTCCGCCG